GGCCAGAAAATGGCCAATCACATGGCTGCAAAGCCCGGCAAGGTCGGCGAGAAGAAGAAGCGCTCTAGCGAGACCCCGCAGATGATGAGCGCGGCCCGCTACGAGAAGGGCTCCAAGAACCGCACGAAGTCCGGCTAATGGCCAAGGGCAGTCTCTCTGTTGGAAGGGGCGAGAAACTCCCGACCTCACAGGGAGCCGGCCTGACTGCCAAAGGACGGGCCAAGATGAACCGGGAGACCGGCAGTCATCTGAAGGCCCCAGCTCCACACCCGAAGACGGAAGCGGACAAGGGTCGCAAGGCCTCGTTCTGTGCCCGGATGGGTGGTGTGGCCGCCAAGGCCAAGGACGGCGAACGTGCCAGAGCAAGCTTGCGTAGGTGGAACTGCAAATGACAAAGCCGGGTCTGTACTCGAACATTAACGCCAAGAAAAAGCGGATTGCCGCCGGATCTGGCGAACACATGCGCAAGCCCGGAGCCAAGGGCGCTCCGACCGCCCAAGCATTCAAACAGTCTGCCAAGACCGCCAAGGGGAAATAACATGCCTCTCAAGAAAGGCTCCAGCCGCAAGACTATCTCCAAGAACATCAGCGAAATGGTCCACGCCGGCTACCCTCAAAAACAGGCTGTGGCGGCCAGCTTGACCTCTGCCCGAAAGGGCAAGAAAAAGAGCAAGTGACACTGTCTCAAACGCGACACACAAGTCGCATACGGACAAACAGTTAAATGGTCAAACGAGTGTCTAGGACAACAGGTGGACAGCCTGAGAACGACAACGCCCACAAAGGCGCTCGTTTTCGTTCGGCAGTCGCCCGTGCACTGGCCCGAAAGGGTGGCACAATTGACCGCGGACTGGACATGCTGTGCGACAAGCTGGTGGGTGCAGCTGCTGAAGGCGAGCAGTGGGCACTCCAGATGGTGGCCGAGCGCATCGAGGGCAAGGCGGCTCAGACGGTATACGTCGGCGAGGCGCCAGAGCAGATTCAGGGACCCGACCATGACGAACTTACAGTCAGGCTCGCTCGCGCCCTCATCGGACGCGCTAGCAGCTCAGATCCAAGCACTACCGTTCAATAGCTTATTGACGGCGTGGGACGCTCTGGACAACCGGGGGCGGGACCGTGCGTCCATGCGTTGGCTAGCGACGGTAGACCGCTATTATCTGCTCGTCAAACTGCTAGGCCGGACTGATGCCTGGCACCCGTGGCTGTATGCCCGCTGCCGAGAGGTGGAGGCCAACCCCAACGGCCACCTCGATTTGTGGGCCCGCGAGCATTACAAGTCAACCATCATCACCTTTGCCGGCATCATTCAGGAAATCCTGAAAGACCCGGAAATAACGGTTGGCATTTTCAGCCACACCAAGCCCATCGCCAAGGCGTTCCTCGCGCAGATTAAGCGGGAGTTTGAGGGCAACCAGCTGCTCCAGTCCCTGTTCCCCGATATCCTTCACGCCAAGCCAAGTCAGGAAGCCACAGCCTGGTCATTGGATGCTGGCATCATCGTCAAGCGCAAGTCTAACCCCAAGGAGGCGACGGTCGAGGCCCACGGACTGGTAGACGGCCAGCCGACCAGCCGGCACTTCCAGTTACGGGTGTACGATGACGTTGTCACGCTCGAGTCCGTGTCTACGCCCGAGCAGATCACCAAGACCACCGAGGCGTGGTCCGTGTCCGACAACCTCGGAACTGCCGGCGGACGCATGTGGCACATCGGCACCCGCTATAACTTCGCGGATACCTACGCCCACATTATGAGCACCGGTGCGGTAAAACCCCGTACCTACCCAGCCACGGCCGACGGGACCAAGGACGGCCGCCCGGTTCTGTTTGACCAGGCTGAATGGGACCGACGCGTCCAGACGCAGCTCGAGTCGACCATCGCCACACAGATGCTCCAGAACCCACTGGCCGGAAGCCAGCGCTGGTTCGACCCAGACGACCTCCAGATCTACGAGTGGCGTCCCGAGTCCCTTATGGTCTACCTGATGATTGACCCGGCACGGTCCAAGAAGAAGGGCAGCGCCAACACCGCCATGGCCGTCGTGGGCATCGACTGGAACGGCAACAAGTACCTGCTGGACGGCTACGACCACAAGATGGACCTGCTCGAGCGCTGGACAGGCATGCGTGACCTATGGAAGAAGTGGCGGGTGGCGCCCGGCGTGGTCGGCGTCAAGGTCGGCTACGAGCGCTATGGCGCCATTGCCGACATGGACTACTTCCATGAGCGCATCCGGGTGGAGAACGTCCAAGGGCTGGACATCGAGGAGCTCGAATGGCCGTCGGAAGGCCCCGGTTCCAAGGACGACCGCGTCCAGCGCCTGCTGCCCGACATCCGCGGCCACAGCTTCTTCCTGCCCTACGAGCCCGAAGAAGGCCAGCCAGACCATACGCCTGGTCAACGTCGAATGATGGCCGACGGCTACGATTATCGGATTGCTCGGCCCATCGTCCAGCGGGACGAGAACGGCCAGCTTTACAACCTAGCGGACCGGTTCCGCATGCAAGTGGGGTATTATCCCTTTGCCGGACTGAAGGACCTCATCGACGCGGTCAGCCGCATCTATGACATGGACCCCCGTCCGCCTGAGTTCATTGACAACAGCATTCTGGAACCGGACATTCTGTGAGACAGGACCTGACCGACAAGCAAATCCGTGACCTGTGCAACACGCTTGACCGCGTGGCATCAGGCCGTGGGTTCATTACCAACGTCGAGGCGGGACAGGTCCGAAGGCTGGCCGGCGAGCTGCAAGAGGCCCGCAACCGGCAGGCCGTCGTTCACCAGCTGCACGAGATTGAGGGCCAGTACTGATGGCACGGAACACAGTCCCGCCCAATCTTGGCCTGCCAGTTACCTGGCGCAGCTTCAGCTTCAAGGACATGGCCATCCGGGCATGGGGCTCGGAGTACTCTGCGCCTGACCACGGCGTCTACGAGTGGTCGAATGGCCGGCGCTTTGACAGCACGGACCGAGGCTATACCGGGCTCTACAAGCAGGGCAACACTGGCGTTCAGTGGACTGCCGACTCGGTCTCAATCACTGCCGACACTTGGCACTTCTTGGCGGACGGATCATGACGCAACAGACAATCAACATTGGCAACCAGCCCGGCGACGGCACTGGAGACCCCGCCCGCACTGCGTTCACCAAGGTGAACCAGAATTTCACTGAGCTCTACACAACGGCCACCAACCAAGCTCCTGCTGGCTCTACTGGCCAGATTCAGTGGAAGGCTAGTGGCACGAGCTTCGGCGGGTTCACGGCCAGCGGAGATGCCACCATCAACACCACGACTGGTGTGGTTACGGTGAGCGCGCCGGCATCCCGAATCACAAACACGCCATCCGGCACCATTGCGGCCACCGACGTTCAGAGCGCTATCAACGAAATTGTTTCCGACTTGGCGGCCTCATCTGGCTCGTCGCTGGTAGGGTTTCTTCAGTCTGGCACTGGTGCTGTTGCGCGTACTGTTCAGGCAAAAGAACGAGATTTTGTAAGCGTCAAAGACTTTGGCGCCACTGGCGACGGCAGCACTGACGATACCACTGCCATTCAAGCGGCCATTGATGCAGCGTCAGCCACTGGCAAAAAGATTTACGTTCCGGCCGGAACCTACATTGTCAACGCCGCCACAACCTTTACGGGCGCAGGCGGTACTGTCTATGGCGCTTTGCAATTAAAATCCAATACCGACATTTTTGCTGACACTGGCGCTACGTTTAAAATGAAGTCTGGCGTATCCAGTTCTGGCACGCCAAAAAACTACGCCATGTTTTATGCAACAGGCGTCGGCGCGGTCATTTCAAACGTTTCGATTGTTAATTTGACACTTGACCAAAACAGCGCAGGCAACAGCCTTCCGGTCGGTTCTACCTACGACTGCCCTCACATCACAGTCGAATCTGCTGGCGCTGGCACTTCAATGACGGACGTCCGTATTGAGAATTGCACGTTCCTTAATACACCGGGCAACTCTTGCATCATTACGTGTTTGACAAACACCGTTAGTGCAGTCATTTCTAAACGTTGGTACATAGTAAATTGCCTGTTCCTAAACAACGGCACTTACTCTACCGACCATTCAAGCATTTTTGCTTGGGCTGATTATGTCAGTTGTATTGGTTGTACTTTTACCGCCGACACCATGTGCGGCGATACCGGCGCTAGCGGTACGGGCGCAAAGTGCGCGTATGAAGTACACGGCGCATATCAGCGGTTTATTGGAAATACGATATCCAACGCTGCTCTTGGCTTGTACGTTTCGCACAACCTTACCTCGGAAGTAAAAAACGTAATTATTGACGGCAACACATTTGCTCCAGTTAGGTATGCGGGTATTGTGTTTTATAGAGAAACCGCATCGGCAAGTGCAATATCTCAAATTGTTATTTCTAACAATTCGTTTGAACTTTCTGCGGATTCTGTGGTTGCATCGTCAAAGTATGCAATTTACCTATCGCCAACTTACAAAGTCACAGACATTGTAATTTCTGGAAATTCTTGCGTTCAGGCGTCTGGCACCGCAAAAGCATCTATGTTTGTGCAAGTAACTCCGCAAGGTGTTGCTTCTCAAAATCACGACAGAATTACAATCAAAGGCAATCAGACTAACAATCTTGCCATTGGTTGTTATATTGGAAGCACGGCAAGTTCTACGCTTGGTTCAATTGATATCAGTAACAACACGTTTAACAACATGACGGGAGCGGGTGCTTACGCTGCGCCTATTGCAATCACTACAATTGGCGCATCTGGTATTTCTAATATGCACGTTAGTGAAAACGTCATTAATGTATCTCAATACGGTTTATATATTGGCGGCACTATCACCAACTTGTACGTTGGTCCCCAGCAGTACATCAGCTGCTCAAGCGCCAACTACAATGAGAATAGCCCGACTATCACAACACGAAGCGGCGCTCAATTTGAAAAAGATGGTGTTGCTGCTTCTCTTTCCGATGGCGGTACCATAACGCACGGGTTTCAAACTGCGCCTACAGTGGTGCTTGTCACTCCGTCTGTGGCCGGTGACATTGCTGAAGTTACGGCGATTTCTTCAACCAACTTCACCGTTGCGTTGAAAAAATGGACAGGCGGCGCTTTGACGGCTGGCAGTACGCAAACCGTTTACTGGCGTGCAAAAATCTAAGGAGCCACTATGAATATGCCTCCAATCGACAAACAAGCGCACTTTTGGTGGGGCATGGCCATGGCCGGCGTCACCTTCCCGCTGGGGTTCTGGACGGCGCTCTTTGTCGCCTGCGTCCTTGGCGGCGCCAAGGAAGTCTGGGACAAGCAAGGGCACGGTACGCCGGATCCGAAGGACTTCGCGGCTACGGCCCTTGGCGGACTGGTCGGCTGTCTTATCCTGGTTGCCATCACCACGGTGTCGCCGACATGCATGTAATGGAACACGGCGACATTGAAGAGGCGTCGCAGCTCAAGCTGGCCACGGACGTTGGTAAGGCGCTGAACAAGGCGTACCCAAACCACCCGTGGGTCATTGGCTTTCAAGGCGGCGGCATTGTGGTTCGCCATCTGGCCATCGCCGGCGCTGTGGCCGAGGTTCTTGGCAAAGAGGGCTTTGCCTCTTTGCTGCCTAAGCACAAGCTCGGGACGCCGACCGAAATCCGGTCGAGCGCTGTTGAATTCGGGGGGCAACTGCTCGAGGCATTTGACCTGCCTCGAGGCGCGTGGGACGGACGGCCGGCAACGGTTCCGACTGCCTGGCGATGGAAACAAACGAGTAACTTCCAGTGAACGAGTCCACAAACTTCCGGCCACAGCCTCCTTCCATCAGCGACCCATCGGCCATGGATGCCGAGCTCTGGTACGCCGGGGATGAGGTCGAGCAGGAGGGCATGGACCCCGAGCAGAGCCAGGCTGAAGACGACGAGTTTGACTCGACCCAGCCCAACTGGCGGCGCCGGGCTCAGGACGCGTTCCGGTTCAGCACGACGTTTATCGACTCGAACTACCGCCGGCAGTGGGAAGACTCCATCAAGGCGTTCAACAACCAGCACCCGGGCGACTCAAAGTACAACGCCGAAATCTTCCGCAAGCGGTCTAACATATTTGTTCCGAAGACCCGTGCCATTATTCGCAAGAACGAGGCGGCAGCCGCGGCGGCATTTTTCAGCAACCTTGACCGCATTTCCGTCAGCCCGGTGAACGGCAACGACGAGGTCGAGCGGGTCTCGGCTGACGTCATGCAGCAGCTGCTCCAGTACCGCCTGACCAAGTCCATCCCGTGGTTTCAGATTGCCATGGGTGGCCTTCAGGACGCTCAGGTACAGGGTGCAGCCGTTGCCCACTGTCATTGGCGCTATTCCATGCGAAAGGACGCCAAGGGCAAACTGGTGCGGTCTGACGACAAGCCAGTGGTCGACTTGGTGCCCATCGAGAACTTCCGGTTTGACCCGTCATCTCATTGGACTGACCCCGTCAACTCTAGCCCGTACCTAATTCACGTTATCCCCATGTACGTGGTCGACGTCCGCCAGCGTATGGAGCGCCCAGATCCGAAGGGCCGGCAATGGAAGAAGTACCCGGACAGCCAGCTGGTGGCCCGGGACGCCGACGACTCAACTAGGCGAGTTCGGGTGCAGGGCCAGCAGGACCCCGCCATGGAACGGCGCACAGTGTCGGACTACGACATCTGCTTTGTGCACCGTCACATCCACCGCTGGAACGGCACGGACTACACGTTCTACACCATCGGCAGTGACAAGATGCTGACCGAGCCCGAGCCGTTGGACGCCACGGTGTTTCACGGCAAGCGCCCCTACGTTATGGGCGTGGCCAGCATTGAGACTCACAAGCCCATCCCGTCCAGCATCCCGGTCATGGTCAAGGGCCTGCAAGACGAAATCAACGAGATCAAGAACTCCCGCCTCGACAACGTGAAGTTCGTCCTGAATAAGGGCTACTTTGCCAAGCGTGGCAAGAACGTCGACCTGCCGGCGCTGGTGCGCAACGTACCAGGGCGAGTGGTCCTGATGGACGACCCGGCCACCGACGTCGTGGAGAACAACTGGCCAGACGTCACCGCCTCAAGCTACGCCGAGGAAGACCGGAACACCCAGAACTTCGACGAGCTGGTGGGCAACTTCTCGGCAGCCTCGGTGCAAGTTAATCGGTCCGCCCGCGAGCCCGCCCGGGCCATGACGCTGTTGCAGGCGCCGGCTAACCTGCTGACTGACTATATGCTGATGACGTACTCCGAAACGTTCATTGCCCCCATCCTCCGACAGCTGGTCCTGCTCGAGCAGCACTACGAGACCGACCAGACTGTGCTCGAGCTGGCCGGCAAGAAGAGCAAGCAGTTCCAGAAGTTCGGCATGGACCGCATCACGGACGACATGCTCGAGCGCGAAATGACCGTTAATGTGAACGTCGGCATGGGCAACACGGACCCCGTGACCAAGATGCAGAAGTTCATTGTCGGCATCACGGCATTTCAGAAGGTGGCCATCCGACCGCCCCCGGGAGTCAATCTCGAAG